CTACCCTGCAATACGGATAGATTTATAAAAAGTTATAGACTGCTAAAATTCTTATAGATAGGACTCCGGTCTGAATCTTTCATCCGATTAAACGAAATTCCTGCGACACTGGAGGATAAAAGAAAGTGTTTCTTGATACTGACTTTCCAAAGATTTTAGGTGCGGAGCTTTATCGCCCTCACCCCGCATATATTTGCGAAATGGCCGTTGAGCCCGTGGTGGTTCACGACTTCACTTCTCAGCCTGGTCAAACTGTTCAGCTCGATCGCTACAAGTTCTGGGGAACCCCTGGTACCAAGGACAGCCGTGAGCGTATTGCTGATCAAACGATCGGTACTGCCAACAGCCGCAACATCACCAAAGAGAAGGTACTTGTTGTGCTGAAGGAATACACCGGTCCCGCTGATCCGGGTGACCCGACCCAACCTTCTACCTTCAAGATTGCCCGCGAGACTCTGATTACTGCTCAGCGTATGCTGCTTGATACCGGCAACTTGAACATGTTCCACCAGTCCATCGGTAGCCTAACGCTGCTCGATGACTACCGCCGCTGGCGTGATCGCGTGTTTATTGACGAACTCGCCAAAGCCGAAGCCAACGGTGCTGCTTCTTCTTCTCAAGGTGGTTACTACTTCGCTGGTGGTAAGACCAAAGATTCCTCTGGTCGTATCGATTATACCGCTACTGAGTACGCTAACCAAGTGCAGCAGTTCTCTGTTCGCACTGACCTTCTGGAAGTTGTGAAGGACATGCGTAAGCGCAACGTCCCCACCTTCGCTGATGGTCTGTATCGCTGCATCTGTGATCCCACCTTCATGATGCATCTGCGTCGTGATAGCGACTTCCGTGAGATCGCACGTTACGCTGGTGCACCTGGTCAAGGCATGTACATGGGTAACCCCATGATGCCTAACAACGCCAGCTTCTTCATGGGTCCCCAGGCTGGTCAGGGTTACTTCCTGGCTGGTGAGCCTGTGATGCCGACTGGTGTTCAGTTCGAAGGTGTTAAGTTCTTCGAATCAACCAACTTCCCGACCAAGAACGTTACCGCTGACTTTACTGACAGTAGCAACTACTCTTCTCAAGAGGTTGCCCAAGGTTTCTTCTTCGGTCCTCAGTCCGTTGGTGTGGGTATCGGTGGTCCTAACGCTCAGGTACTCATCAACAACAACGATGATTTCAGCCGCTTTATCATCCTGATCTGGCAACTGTACGCTGGTTTCGAGATCCTGAACAAGGACTTTGTTACCACCGCTTACAGCTTCCTTGCTGATGACGGCACTATCTGATAACTTATACATATAACTTTCTAGGAGAAATAAATGTCCTACCTGTCTTCCAAGAAGATCTACCCTGGTAACTGGAACGAGCCCCTTAATGGTTGGTATCGCAATATTGATACCAACGACAGTGGTTCTAACGATTCCTCCAAGGGTGGTCCCACTTCTGTTCTCGCTATTCCTGGTTTTCGTTACTTCCAACAGCGAGGTTACGTGCCTATCACCAATACCTCTGGTGATGGTCCTATTGTTTCGGGCGATGTCATTGTTCCTTCCCCCTATCGCAATGATGACACCCGCACCGACATCACCGGTATGGTGATTAGCGGTTCTTCTACATTACCTGCCCTGGTGTACCGCGCTACTATCTCCGTTGCCTCTGGCTGGGGCGATGGCCGCGTTGCTTCTGGTGTATACACCCATAGTGGTGAGGTAATCACGTTTGCTACCGGCCTGGCTTCCAGCACCACCTCTGGTGAAAGTGTTGCGCAAGCTAATCTTACTAGTACGGTTTCCGGCGATCAAGGAGCTGCTGGTAATATTTTCTTTGCTGCTGGTACTGAGGCATATAGCGCAGTTCCATTCATCACTGGAGGCACTATTACCACTGCTCAAAACGCAGTATACAAACTAATCACCGGCGAGACCACTTACAAAGTGTTCGTGCGGGATAGTGAGACGACTGATTCAGGAGTTTCACCTTCTGCTAGCGGTTGGTACATTTCTGATGCTGACAAGGCCGCAGGTCGTACTGGTTACTATGTGGTTGAAGTGTGTTATCTCCAGCCGGATAACGCTCCAGGCTACGAAGATATCGACGGTTATCTGACTGGTCGTACCGTTAGCTGATAATTAAGGTATTATGGGACCAGGTAATGTTTTATCTGGTCCTATGCTTTATCAGCACAAAAAAACCGGCACAAGGGTAAAAGTTGTCAGTGAATGGGATAATGGCGACTGGTTCATGGTTGAAGACCAGGACGGTCGTATTTTTACCACTTACAAGACTGAGATCGAACCCGATCAACAAGCTACGAAGAAAGTAAAGACTCTTCAAGTAAAAGATGCGGCGGCAAAAGAAGAGCCTCGTTCCTTTCCACCTGATACACGCTTAAATATCAATGGTGCTACGGCACAGATGATTGCTGATCATATCAAAGGTATTGGTCTTAAAACGGCAAAGGAGATAAAAGATCTACAGCTTTCATTGTCGGGTGAAAAGTTTGCAAGCCTGGAACAGCTAAGACAAATTAAAAGAGTGGATTGGGATTCCGTGTTCGCCGCTGATTTAGTTAGGGTCTGAATTATATCCCCTGGTTCTCCAGGGGGTTTTTTAGTTTTAGAATAGGAAATAAAAAGCAATGGCATATAGACCAATACGCTCAAGTTATACAAGACGAAAGGATCAATTTCATGTTGATCTTAAGATGCTTGAAAAACTGCCTTTGGCGGAACAAGTAAAGGCGTTTGACTCTATAGCAAGGCAATATGGATCACATGGTAGAGAAATTGAATTTTCAAATCAAAACGTTTCAGGATTTAAATACGATTTAAATGCTCCGTTTGACGATAGAGCAAAACTTATAATGCAAGCTGCTGCTGCTCATACGCATAGTCAGCATCCCGGTTGGAATTCATTTGATTTCTATGTCCCATTCAAAGGGGAATCTAGATTTGATAAAGGGGCTGTAGAAGGGGCTTCAATTTATTTGCCAGGGATTCCAGGTGGAAAGGTTCGGAGGGGCATTGCAGACGATTATGGGTACTACTCAGAGGCTTTAAATCCAGAGGGTCAAGTTGTGTTTCGTGTCGGACATGGTGACCCCAATCGCCCAGAGTCTGGTGACATAGGTTTAGTTGAGGCTTTAGCTCCACCTACAACAAAAGAAAAACCACAACCTGGTACTCAAACCCAACCCAAAGTTAATGAACAAGATCAATACGATCAATACAAAGAATATGCAAAACTTGCTTTATTTCAAAACTTGCTTAACCAAGAAAGACAGACAACAATTGCTGATCGGTTAATGAATGAGTTTTATAAGGGCGGTCTTGGTTAATTGCTTTTATAATAAAGTCATATCAGAGTGTATAAGTGCAGCTTTCCGACTTTGACAAAAGTAGAGTAAGGTATCACCTCGGTTATTACGTGGTGTCAGTTCCGGCTGGTGATTACGCCAGGCTTGAAGAAGCTATGAACACAGTTCCTGATTCTTACTTCTACAATAAAATTATTACTCAAATTGGGCGTTGCAATACCGCTGAAGCAAAAACAGAAGTTGCCACGTCACCTTCTACTCGCCTTGAAAGTATTGCCGGAGACGTTGATCGTACGATTCGCTCCAGTATGCCAAAGAGGCATTAAAGGTTTGGGATGAGATTTATCTCTACGAAACCAACCGACTTGCACAGATCCTTTACGTACCTAACTACAAAGATCCAATGCAAGCAAGGTACCGTTATGAACGTTCTGGTGCCGAATTTATTCAAGCTTTGCCCGGTCCAGCTGATGTAGCTGTCGGCTCAAACGTTTATTTAAACCTTAACTGGAGGTAATTATGGCTGAAGACAACATTCTTTCTTACATTGATCGATTGAACCCAACTAGTGCTTTAATTGGTGCTAGCAACATGTTGTTAAACAGGCTTCAAGGTGCTGGTGTAGTGCCAAGGGTGGATGGCTCGTACGCTCCAAAAAGAACTAATACAGGCGAAAGATCCAGGGGCTCCAGGCGGGGTACAGGTCTCAGAAGCAGGCAAGAGCAAGGAGTAATGTATGGAACACTTCCCCCTTCTGTCAATCAAAATTTAGGTGCATATGACGAAAGTGTAACTTTGCCAAACGTAGGTTCTGCAGGCAATGCAGGTGGTTACAATCCAATTCGTCAAAATCAAAGTCTTGGTGCTTCTCCTCCTGCAGCACCTGCTCTTCCGCCAGAAGAACGTGCATATCAAACAGAACTTGCACGCACTCAGCAGATGGCTGCAGCAAATCCTTATTTTCAACAGATGGATTTGTATGCGCAAGGACAACGTGCAATGCAAACGCAAGAAGATATGGATAAAGTGCGTGACTTAGGTTTAGCTATTAACCGTTCTATGTACGGTGATATGACTACGCCTAAGACCGCCAATCCCTTAATGGCAGGATTGACTCCCCCTGGCCCAGCACAACCAGTGATTCCGATGGATGAAGAAGGTCGTATCGGTCAACTGGATACCGCAGCAGCAGGTGTTCAAGACTT